TTGTCATCCATCTTCTGGATCATGTCGCGGAAAAAAGCATCCGTGAACTCATCACCAGCTACCAGAGTGTCGTCAGTGTACTGAGTGGTAGTGCCGTTATCGTTGAAGAAACAACCAGTGTGCTGATAGTCAGTAGCAGCAGGGCTGAATACAACAGCGCCACCATCACCAAAACCAGTACCGGCTGCGTGAAGGTCATTGTCAACCTGTACAGCCAGCGAATAACCAGCATCTTCAGTGTAGAACTGACGCAGAGATGACAGTGCCTGTACCTCTACGATGTCCTCAATCAGACGCGAGTATTCAAAGTGCCGGTTGATAGCAACCTGCAGCTCTGACTCTGTGTTGGCAATGATTGTTACCGCAGTATCTGCCGCTTTAGCATTGGCATCACCACGAGTAGGCTTGGGAATATGAATAACGTCACCCTTCTTGCCATTCATAGCGATACGCTTGACAAGGGGAGCCATCTTCAGATTCTTTTGATAGGAAGCGATAATCTCATCTGACCAAATTTCTGGTACAAATGTTGCCGCTTCTGTTAGTGCGGTATTACCGCCCGAGCCGGGATAAGTTGCTGTAGCCATGATAAATCTCCTTTAAGGCTATCTAACTCGACCCTCGGCGTATGCTTTCAGTATTTCATCAGAAAGACTTTGATAACGCTCTGGGTCGGTCTTGATCAGTTTAATAATGTCAGCGCGACGATAAACCTTCTTCCTTGACCCTTCTGCGGAACCGCGAGCGTTACCAGTAGTTGCAGACTTCACAGTATTCTTACGGGCTGCCAGCTCTGCGTTAGCAGTCTGTTGGACAACCTGATTGCGTTCTTTAAACAACGTAAACAGTTCATCCGCAGCGTCATAATCATAAAGGTATTCAGCATCCACAAATAACCTTGTCCTAACCTTTGATCCCTTAATCCACTCGGCAAACTTAGGGTCTTGCAGTATCGTTTCCATCTCTGGATGTTTGGACTTCAACTTTGCAAGAGTGGCCTGTTGTTTAGCCTGTTGAGTGTAAGCCTCCGCTTCCTTGATCTTGGGGTGGTTAGCAATACGGCTATCCACAGCTTTTTGAGGATCAACAAAGAAATCAACATCTTCGCTATCGTCTACTTGCTGTTGCTCAGGTGCTTCTTTAGCCGAGAGTTCTGTCTGGATGTAGTTATCAACCACTTGCCGCAATTCGTTTAGTTCCTTTCTGGAGCTGCCTACCTCTGCACTGTGTTGGTTGAAAATCTTTTCAACCTCTTGGTGCATTTGTACAACTTCCTTGAAAGACTTATTGCGGTATTTTTCCGGTACATCAGAATCATCTTGAGATTGCTCCTCTACAGGCGTCTCAACA